GCTTTCAGTATTGAGAAGTCTACTGTTACTGCTAAAACTAGACAGTTAAAAGCAGAATACACAATGGAACTTGCTCAAGACCTTAAAGCAATCCACGGTTTAGACGCTGAAACTGAATTGGCTAACATACTATCTGCTGAAATCCTTGGAGAGATCAACAGGGAAGTAGTTAGAACAATTTATGAAAAAGCGAAAAAAGGTGCTAACACAAATACAACTACATCAGGTACTTTTGATTTAGATACGGACTCTAACGGTCGTTGGTCAGTAGAAAAATTCAAAGGTTTAATGTTCCAAGTTGAGAGAGACGCTAATGTAATCGCACAAGAAACAAGAAGAGGAAAAGGTAACTTAATTATCTGTTCTTCAGATGTTGCTTCTGCTCTACAAATGGCTGGTGTATTAGATTACACTCCTGCTCTTAACAACTCACTAAATGTTGATGATACTGGTAATACTTTTGCTGGTACTATGAACGGAAGATACAAAGTATACATTGACCCATATGCGTCAAATAATACTGCGGCTCAATACTTCACAGTGGGTTACAAAGGTAACAGTCCATATGATGCTGGTATGTTCTATTGCCCATATGTTCCACTACAAATGGTGAGAGCAGTTGGTGAAGATACATTCCAACCAAAAATTGGATTCAAAACTAGATACGGTTTAATCAGAAACCCATTTGCTGAAAGTTCAGCACAGGCTTCTGGTGTTGGAACTGACCAAGCAAACATCTATTACAGAATGGTAAAAGTTACTAACTTAATGTAATTTTATCTGTAATATAGAGATTAAGGGGGGCAATATCGCCCCCTTTTTTTATTATAAATACTAATATGACGGAAGCAAGTTTAGCAAGTAAACAACCATCAAATCTGGATTTTGCAGATCCTACCAAGTTTAGGTTTCAATGTGTAAAGATACCAAAGGTTGAGTTTAATACAGTACAGGCAAATATACCTGGTATTACTCTAACTGAATTGATACAACCTACAAGATTACAACAACTTAAAATACCTGGTAATGATTTAACTTTTGATGACCTAACAATTACATTTACAGTAGATGAAAACCTAGAGACATACAAACAAATACATGATTGGATGGCAGGGTTGGCACAGGTAGATAGCGATGAAAAGTATAGGGCATTAATTGCTGATGGTGGTGATAGAATGCCATTGTCAACACAAACTAGGTCAACTGACGCAGGTAGACCTACCCGTGCAACAAATGATGGCGCTATATTTGCTGACGCAAAACTAACGGTAATGACAAGTAGAAACATCAATGTGATGGAAATAAATTACCAAGACATATACCCTAAATCATTAAGTGCTTTAGAGTATAATCAAAACTTAACGGATGTGGAATATCTAACGGCAAGTTGTACCTTTGGATATAAGATACATACATATACAACATTATAATTATGAGATACTATGACATTAGAAGAACTACAAGACCAGGCGTCTAAAGACCTGGCAATAGATGATACTCAACTTGATATAGAGAGTTTATCTACACCTACACTACACTCAAAATACTTAAAGATATATTCAACATATGCTTTGATGTTGAAGAAAGAAGAAGGCGACTATTCTAAACTACACATTAAGAGATGGTTGTTCTATACTGGCAAAGCAGACCCAGAAGAATACCAGAATGAAAACTTTGATTTAAAAGTATTACGACAAGATGTGGATAAATTTTTAGACGCTGACGATAGTATTATTAAACAAAGACAAAAGATTGAATATCTAAAACAGATATGTAAATTCTGTGAAGATACACTTAAACAAATTAACAATCGCACCTTTCAAATTAAAAATGCGATAGAATGGAAAAAGTTTACTGAAGGCAGTATCTAGTGTTAATACATTGGGTTATTGGTAACGGTGAAAGTAGAAGGTCTATTAACATAGACAATCTTAAAGGTGTTAAGTATGGGTGCAATGCCATTTATAGAGATTATTGGACAGACTATTTGTTTTGTAAAGACAAAGGTATATCGAATGAAGTTACTTTTGCAGGTTGTTGGAAAGATCGTAGAGTATTATTTCAACATCGTTGGCGAAACGATAGTGAAAGTAGAGACGCATATAATAGAATATGTTATTGGGACCAAGACTGGCCTGATTGTGGCACAGCGGCATTACGATTGGCAACAATAAATGCGTGTAAGTATTTGAATGATGAATGGAAATATCCAGGTGGTGTAGAGGTACATATGATTGGATTTGATTACGATAAAACAGGTAAACATAATAACATATATAAGAGTAGTAATAATTATCCACTTAAAAATAATCCTAAAGTATTTCCAAGTAAACAGTTTGTAGAAACTTTTGAATTATATCCACAGATGAAATTTGTACAGTATGGTAACTGGGATAATATATTAAACAATTATGAGAATGTGAGATTGGCATGATATTTTGTATTGGTAATGGTGAAAGTAGAAAAGACTTTGACCTACATAGATTAAGAGAACACGGAAAGATATATGGTTGTAATGGTCTTTATAGAGACTTTACACCTGATGTATTATTGGCAATGGACTATAATATATGCCACGAAATATATCGTAGTGGATATGCATTTGAGAATCCTGTATATCTGAAAACATGGGAAAAGAATCCACACACATTATACCCTAAACTATTTGAACCTGAAACAGTTGCAAAGTTTATAGGACAAGACATAGACATTAACGACTATACAGACGAATGGGCATGGCGTGGTGAGAAGAAAAGATATTTTGTATGTTGGGCAAACAATAGAGACTTGATGAGAAAGATGAGAGAAGAAAGCACAGACAAGAATGAAGACGATTTCAAACTCTACCTAAGTGAAGACCAAGAAGGATATCTTATAACCTGGACGAAGAAGAAAGACAAAGTAATGGGTCTAGGTAAATATAAACAAGAAAAAACAAATGCAGGTATATTGATTGCCATGATGGCAGCAGATAAAGAGAAAAAAATATATCTGATAGGTTATGACTACTATTCAAAAACAGATACAGTAAACAATGTATATAAAGGTACAAAAGGTTATGTTGGTACTAATGCAAACAAAGTAAATCCAGTAAACTGGATATCTCATACGAAACGATTACTAAACAAATACGAAGACCACGAGTTTATACATGTTGGTGATAATATAGAAGAATTAGATGAAAGAGATAATTGGACAAATATATCATATGAAGAATTAGATGGCAGAATTACAAATAGAAATCTTTAATCAAGCATATGTCAAATGTAAAAGTGAAGACCTTGGATTAGTCCAAGACTTATCAGACTTTTTTACATTTCAAGTACCAGGTGCAAGTTTCATGCCATCTGTTCGTGCCAAAAGATGGGACGGTAAGATACGATTATACAGTAAAGCGACTGGTAAACTGTATCGCGGTCTAGTGCCGTATGTACAGCATTTTTGTGAAAAAAACGGCCATACAATCATACTGCCCGATGGCTTAAACAGGACTGGTAGCGTTCCTAGAGACGATTTTTCCAAGTTTGTTGACAAAATTTTGACGAAATCCCTAAAAATTAGAGATTACCAACTGGACGCTTTTGCACATGCGATTAATCATAGACGCTGTATTTTGTTATCGCCTACCGCTTCTGGTAAGTCTTTAATCATCTATTGTATCATACGAATGATGACAACACTTGGTAAAAGAAGTTTATTGGTAGTGCCAACTACATCATTGGTAGAACAAATGTACAAAGACTTTGAAGACTATTCTTGGAAAGCGGAAGACTATGTACAAAGAAAGTATTATGGTTATGAGATAGATGAAAAGAAACCTGTTGTTGTATCTACATGGCAATCTCTGGCGACCTTTGATAAGAAATATTTTGAACAGTTTGATTGTGTAATTGGTGATGAGGCACATCTATACAAATCAAAAGAACTACAAAAGATTATGGGTAGTCTAGTCAATGCAAACTTTAGAATAGGCACGACTGGTACTTTAGATGATAGTAAAGTCCATAAATTAGTATTAGAAGGTTTGTTTGGTCCTGTTACAAATGTTACAACTACAAGAGATTTGATAGATAAGAAACAACTTGCCGACCTCAAAATACAATGTGTGGTACTCAAATATCCTAAAGAAGATTGCATACAAGTAAAAAATTTAAAGTACCAAGAAGAAATGGAATACATAGTATCACATCAAAGACGAAACAACTTTATCAAAAATCTTACCAAAGACCAGACAGGGAATACTTTAGTTTTATTTCAATATGTTGACAAACATGGTAAAATACTGTATGATATGATTGGTGATACTTTAGACCCACATACAAGAAAATTATTTTTTGTTTATGGTGGCACAGACACTAAAGATAGAGAAACAATAAGGAGTATTACAGAAAATGAAAACAATGCCATTATCGTTGCGAGTTACGGAACTTTTTCTACTGGTATCAATATTAGGAATCTACACAATGTTATATTCGCAAGCCCTACCAAATCTAAAATACGAGTTTTACAGTCTCTTGGTCGTGGGTTGCGTCTTGGTGATAGTAAGTCTAGGGCGACTTTGTATGATATCGCTGACGACTTTTCGTACAAAGAAAGAAAAAACTTTACCCTTAATCACTTTATGGAAAGAGTAGGGTTTTATACTGAACAAGAGTTCGACTATGAAATGCATAATGTGGATATATAAATAATAATATGAGTAATGAAAAAGTAAAAGAAACTCATGTAAAAATACCTGTGCCTAGGTTACTTAAACTTGTTTCAGGTGAACAAGTAATCGCAGGTATTTTAGTGCAAGAAGGCTCAGACTTTTTGCGATTGAGTGATCCATATAAAATAGATTTGCATAACGAACCAGTTGAAGATGACCAATACTGGATTGAAGAGCGTATGGCATTAAGACCTTGGGTATTTCAATCTACTGATAAAATATTTTCAATACATAAAAATAATGTAATGACCTTGGCGGTGCCTAACGATAGTCTCAAAGATTATTATAATAATTTAAGAATGAATTATAACAAAAAATTAGAACCTTTACAAGATAAATTGAAAAGAGAAAAAGACAGTATGCAAAAACTATTAGACAGAATGAATGATGAGGATTACTATGATACTATGGAATATCTCAAAGGTAACAAAACTAAACACTAAAGCAAGATACTCTGACAACCGGGGCATGGCCCATTATATACCAAGTCAACGGTTTTGTCAAGCATTATTTTCAATAAAATTAATTTAACTAAATCTAGTATATATGGTTGACTTTTATACTATAATATGATATAATAACTAATTATGAATGTAAAATTAAATACACGCAAAAAGGAACATTATGTTGATAATAAAAAGTTCCTTGAAGAAATGAAAAAATACCATAAGAAAGTGGTAAGTGCAAGAAATAGAAAAAGACGAGACCCACCAATAAGTGATTACATTGGTGAATGTTTTTTAAAGATTGCAAACCATTTGTCTTATAGACCAAACTTTATAAACTATACATACAAAGAGGATATGATTAGTGATGGCATAGAAAACTGTTTACAGTATGTCGCCAACTTTGACCCTGAAAAGTCATCTAATCCTTTTGCCTACTTCACCCAAATAATTTATTATGCTTTTATTCGTAGAATACAGAAAGAGAAAAAACAAACAACAATAAAACAAAAATTAATAATGAAGGGTGGACTAGATGAGATTGTAAGGCAAGAAAGTGATAATACAGAATATCAAAATGCCTATACAGATTTTCTCAAAAAGAATATGATATACGAAGAAGAACCAAAACCAGTTGAAAACAAACCAACAAAAAGAAAAAAGAAAGAACCTAAGAAATTAGAATACTTTATGGCATAATATGGAAATTGCTTTAATTGCAGATACACACCTAGGTGCAAGAAACGATAACCCTCATTACAGTAAATACTTTTATAAGTTTTATGATGAGATATTTTTTCCTTACCTAGAGGCTAATCATATAAAGAATGTGATACATCTTGGTGATGTGTTAGATAGACGAAAGTTTGTAAACTTCAAAACACTATCTGACTTTAACAATAAGTTTGTAAACCCATTAATCAATCGTGGTTGTAATGTTGATATCATTGTAGGTAACCACGATACTTACTATAAGAATACAAATGAAATAAATTCACCAACTGAATTACTGAACCCTTTATTGTTTAATATACATAAAGATCCTATTACAACAACAATAGATGATATGAGATTTTTATTTCTACCATGGGTTAATTCTTCTAACATAGAACAAACAACTATGATGTTAGAACAAGAAAGCGCAGATATGGTACTTGGTCATTTAGAAATCAAAGGTTTTGAAATGCACAATGGCCACATATCAACAAATGGTTTAGAAAAGAAATTGTTTAGACGATTTGAAACAGTATTGTCTGGCCACTTTCATAAGAAATCTGACGATGGTCAAATATATTATCTTGGTAGTCCATACGAGTTTAACTGGGCAGATCACAATTGCCCAAAAGGTTTTCACATACTAGATACAGAAACAAGAGAAATAAAACATATACGAAACCCAGAAACAATACACGAAAAAATATATTACAATGATGAAACAAACGATTACTCAAACTTTGACCATTCGAAATACAATGACAAGTTTGTAAAACTGATTGTCGAAAAGAAAAAAGATTATTTCTTATTTGATAAATTTTTAGACGGGTTCTACAAAACGACCGTCAATGATATAAAAGTTGTTGAAGACTTTTCTGACCTAGACGCTTCTACTGTGGCAGATGATATCGCGGAAAGAAGTGAAGATACACCAACACTTTTAGATAATTATATTGAACAACTAGAAACAGATTTAGATAAAGATAAATTGAAAGTCTTAATGAAATCTTTATATACTGAAGCAGGAGATATTGAAATATGAGAACTAAAATTGGAGATACTGTGCCAAGTTATATTAGCAGGTTACAAGAGATTGAACCTGTTGATTTAGAAAGTGAAAAATCACACTTTAAATTTAAAAGTTGTGTTTGGGGACCATTTGTTATGGGTATCAAACTACCTATGTACTTTATAAATGAACTTATCGACCGGGCACAAAAGAATAGAACGAATGACGCTAGAAGGGCACTTGCAGGTCATTTAGACCTAGAACATTTTTATACACCAGATGATAAAGATTGGTTCATGTCTAAAATGGCAAAGATATTTATGGCATACAGACATAGCCATGAAGACCATTTTGATTTACATGAATACTTACCAAAAGATAAAGATGGTAATAGTATTCGTTTTCCTATGAGATTTAGTTTAGAAAGTTTATGGATTAATTACATGCAAGCAGGTGAGTTTAATCCTACACATAATCATAGTGGTGATTTATCATTTGTTATATTTTGTCAAAACCCAGAGTGGGAAGATGAAATCAAAAACTTTGTAGGAAACTCAACACCACCAGGCACACTAAATTTTTGTATGGAATTAAGTCAACGAGGCGACCAGAAATGGAAAGAGACGCAACACCCTATCTTTCCAGAAGTTGGTAATATGTGGATATTTCCTGCAGAATTAAACCATGAGGTTTATCCATTCAAAACAAAAGGTGTGAGAATAAGTGTGTCAGGCAACATACGATTTACAAACAAAGAAGAATACCCTAATAGATATTGGTAAATGATAGTATTTGAAAAGATAAGATGGAAAAACTTTCTATCTTCTGGTAATCAATTTATAGAGGTACCACTAGACCAAAACTCTACTACACTTATAGTAGGTCATAATGGTGCAGGTAAATCTACTATATTAGACGCCTTATGTTTTGCTTTGTTTAAAAAACCTTTTAGAGAAATCAAACAAGAACAATTAGTCAATAGTATTAATTTAGGTGGCACAGAGGTAGAACTAGAGTTTAGTATATCAAACAACAAGTATAAAATTAGACGAGGTATCAAACCTAACATATTTGAAATCTACCAGAATGGTGAAATGATAAACCAAGACGCCACAATTGCAGATTATCAAAAGATGTTAGAACAACAAATACTAAAGTTTAATTATAGAAGTTTTACACAGGTTGTTATATTAGGGTCTTCAACCTTCGTACCTTTCATGGAATTAAAGTCCTCTCACCGTAGAGAGGTCGTTGAGGACATATTAGATATTAAGATATTTTCTGTAATGCAAATGCTTGCCAAAGTACGAATAAAAGAACAAGAAGAACAAATCAAAGATATATTAAGAGAACTTGATATCACAAATGCTAAGATAGAAACACAAAAAGAATATATTGGTAAATTACAAGAACGATCTAATATTGAAGTACAAAGTGAGATAGAGAAAGTTACCAGTAATACAAATGCAATAGACAAATACAATACACACATTAGTGCCTTACAATCTGAAATATCTAAACTACGATCTGATATTACAGACAAAGATAATCTATCTGACAAATCAAATAAGTTACGAAACTTTGAGGCACAGTTTGAAAGTAAATTAAAAGAATGTAACAAACACAAATCTTTCTATGAGAACCATGATAACTGTCCAACATGTAAACAAGTATTAAGTAATAAACAAGATATGATTAGAGACAACAATCAATCTATTATGAAATGGAATCAAGCATTAGAAGACGCGGACAAAGAAATAAGAAATATTAGTAAAAGATTAGAAAAGATACAAAGTATAGAGGCAGATATAAGAACAGTAGAAATAGATGTGGCCAAGTTTGAACAATCAAAATTAGAGTTACACAATATTAACACAAAATTAACACATAAGATAAATGAATTAAAACAACAATCAAGTGATAGTGGCGAAGCGAGAGGCAAACTATTAGAATTAGAAGAACAACAAAAAAGTATTGATGAAAAAAAATTAAGTAAGAGTGAAGAACTAGATTATCTGTCCGCGGCAAAAACAATGTTAAATGATAGTGGTATTAAAACAAAAGTGATAAAACAATATCTACCAATAATGAACCAACTCATTAACAAGTATCTTGCAAGTATGGATTTCTTTGTAAACTTTAGATTAGATAATGAATTTAAAGAAACAATACGAAGTAGATTCCGTGACGAGTTTTCTTATGCCTCATTTAGTGAGGGTGAAAAGATGAGAATAAATCTGGCACTATTATTTACTTGGCGTGCCATTGCGAAGATGAAGAATAGTATATCTACCAATCTTTTACTACTAGATGAAATATTTGACAGTAGTTTAGATGGTACAGGCACAGATGACTTTTTGAAAATCCTAAATACTTTAGAAGGTGAGAATGTCTTTATCATATCACACAAAACAGATATGATAGCAGATAGATTTGCCAATGTAATGAAGTTTGAAAAAGTAGGGAATTTTACTAAAATTATTGAGTAGGCTTGACTTTTTTATCTTTTTGTGATATAATATAGAATATGAAAATTTATATACCAACTGTTCATAGATACAACAACCAGATTACTTACAATCATTTACCAGAAGAATTACAAAGAAAAGTTACATTGGTTGTACAGGCACATGAACTAGGTAACTACAATCTACCAAACTTTCTAGGTTCTGTTATAGTATTACCAAATACAAAAGAATATCATTATTCAGAATATTATTGTTTACCAAAAACAAGAAAATTTATATATGATGAAGCAGGTAATAGTAAGTATGTGGTATTAGATGATGACTTAAACTTTCATAGACGAAACAGTAAATACTTTGGTGGCAAAGATAACATGGAAAAGTCCAGACGATTATGTACGCCAGATGATATATTAGAAATGTTTGAACTATATGAAAAATGGTTAGATGAAGATGAAGTATCATTCTGTGGTTGTAGTCATGTAGAAAATCCACCTGGTGGTAAACCATATGTCAATCATTCAAGTCTTGGTTCTGGTGTTTGGTTTAATGGTAAAGATTTCTATAAAGACTTACACAAATGGGATTTAACATCTATACGAGTGATGGAAGATACACACTTCTTTTTAACATTACTTACAAATGGTTATGGTAACAGAGTATCAAGTGAATTTTGTTTTTCAAATACAAGTGTTACAAAAAAGAATATGGCAAGTACAGTATGGGATAATCAAACATTTGAACAAACACATAACGACCATAAAAAGATACAAGAAAGATTTCCAGAGTTTTTTAAAATCCTATATAATACAGACGGTACCAGAGTGCAAGGTGGTTTCAGAGATTATGGTAAAGTCAAAGTGTCTTGGTCAAAGGCATATAAGAAAGGTAATACAAATAGTTTAGAGGAGTTTATTTAATGGTAAAAGAAAGTGCAAGATATGATAACTTTATGGAAAAGACCCAAGTCAAAGATGACGAATACATCGCCACATTGGATAGACATGTTGAAGGTGATGATCTTATTGTGGGTACTGTTATTGATACTACCCAAAAAGAAATAAAACAAAAAGACGATACATACAAAACAATCTACATGGCATTTAGAAACCTAGATGACCTAGAAGACTTTTGTAAAAAGATTAATCAAATGATACCTGGTGATGTATCAGAAACATACTACCCACTTAAATCTACAAGTGCAGGTACAAGTTTTCTGGCAGATGATGATGAACCAGTTGTGATTGATAGAAGAAAACTAGAACCAAAGAAAGTCAAAAAATTTTTTGGTAAAGTAAAAGCAGACAAAACAAGAGATAGTGAAATACAAGACAACGCATGGCCTAAACATTGGAAAGGTATGCCAGAATATAAACAAGAAGACAACGCACCATATCGTAAGTTTCTATTACACTTTAGAACAAAAGAAGATTACAAAGAGTTTGGTGAAAAGATAGAACAAGAAGTTACAGAAAAAAGTAAATCTATTTGGCACCCTAAACTAGAGATTACGAAAAATTTATTATTACGATGGGTACAAGAAAAGAGAACTAACCCTAGACACCCTTGTTACATTGTAAGTAAAGGTCGTAGTGATACAATGATTACAAGTAGATCACTTGCCCGTATGCAGATACCACATTACATTGTAGTAGAACCACAAGACATGCAAGACTACGATAAGGCATTAGATAATTTTAAGATAAGAGAATATGTAACTCTACTAGAGGCACCATTTTCTAATCATGGTGATGGACCTGGTCGTGCAAGAAACTGGGCATGGGATCATTCTATATCTATTGGTGCAACAAGTCATTGGGTATTTGATGATAACATATCAGACTTTTATCGTTTACATAATAATCAAAGAATACGATTTGAAAGTGGTGTTGGTTTTCAAGTGATGGAAGATTTTGTTGATAGATATGAAAACATTTATATTGCAGGTCCACAATATCGTTTCTTTATTGCACCAGATAGTAGTTACCCACCATTTGTATCGAACACTAGAATATACAGTTGTTTATTAATTCGTAATGATACCAAACATAGATGGCGTGGTAGATACAATGAAGATACTGATATCTGTTTACGAGTAATGAAAGATGGTGATTGTTGCGTTCAATTCAATGCCTTTCTACAAGGTAAGGCTGCAACACAAACTGTTAAAGGTGGTAACACGGCAGAATTTTACCATGCAGAAAATACAGATAACAAAGAATTTAAAGAGACAGGTTACAATGTAGATGGCACAATCAACAAATCCCAAATGTTAGTTGATATGCACCCAGATGTTGCAAGTCTGGTATGGAAATATGGTAGATGGCACCACTTTGTAGATTACACGCCATTTAAGATAAACAAGTTGAAACTTAAACCAGATGTGGTATTGCCAGACGAAAATAACGAATATGGCATGAAATTGGTTACGGATTTTGACTGGAAAGCAGTACATTAGGCTGTGCGTTTTGTCGCACCCTAGTTAAGTTATTGAAATATAACGATTTTAATTTAAATTATTATATTGACTTTTATGGCAAATTGGTATAGCATAAGCCACATGATAACACAAACGCAAAAATCAAATCTGGCAAAACTACTTGCCACAGAAAATATTACGGTTCAACACAGAAAAGTTGAGACGGCATACTTTGTACCAAAAACTAGATTATTATGTCTACCAGTTTGGGACGATATGTCTAATGACTTATACGATATGTTAGTAGGGCACGAAGTTGGTCATGCTTTATATACGCCTGTTGAAGATGTACAAAAAATCAAAGAGAAAAAAATACCACATTCTTATTACAATGTAGTTGAGGACATTCGTATTGATAAGAAAATGAAATCTAAATATCCTGGTCTAAAAAAATCTTACTTTAATGGTTACAATGAATTACTTGAAAGAGATTTCTTTAGACTATCTGAAAAAGATATTAACTCAATGAGATTTATTGATAGACTTAATGTTTATACAAAGTCTGGTTATACTTACAATGATATTGACTTTAACGATATCGAACAAGGTTTTATTAAGAGATCGCAAGACCTAGATACTTGGGCTGATGTTGAAAAGTTAGTACAAGATATTTTTGATTATTCGAAAGAAGAACAATATGATGAAGAACAATACCAAGAAGAACAGGTATTAGTTACAGGTTCTGAACTATCTGAAAGATTAGGTGATGATTATGAGCCACAAGAGCAAACTGAGGAAACTACTGCCGAGAATGAAACTGATCCCAATAGAGAAAGCGAAACCTCTAACGAAGACGCAGGATACAACCCAGAAAATACAAACGAAGCAATCACAGACAAAGCGTTAGAAGAACAGAAAAAATCTTTGACGCCACAAGATAAAGAATATAGAGATAACATCTATGTAACTTTACCTAAAAGAACAAATGCGGTTGTACCTAATAAAAGAATATTAGAATTGTTTAATAAAAGAAATAGTAATTACTATACCGCATATTATCAAAACTTCAAAAAATTCAAACAACAACAATTAAGAACTGTTAACTATATGGTTAAAGAGTTTGAAATGAAAAAATCTGCTGACGCATACCGTAGAACTAAAACAAGTAGAACTGGTATGCTAAACATGAATAAATTACATACTTACAAATACAACGAGGATATATTCAAAAGAATAGAAATTACACCTGGTGCAAAAAATCATGGTATGATATTAGTTGTTGATTGGTCAGGGAGTATGGATACTGCTATGCATGATACCCTAGTACAAACAATGAACCTAGTTATGTTTTGTAAGGCAGTACAAATACCTTGTAAAGTTTATGCATTTACTGATATTGGTAAAAGACATTTTGATGAAAACAAAGAAGACGATTATCTTGGTTGGTTAGGTAATGGTAGATATAAACATACTCCATACATCTATGATAAAGAAGATCAACTTATTATGGAAAATGTTACTATGATGGAATTAGTAGATACAACACAAAAAACTCCTATCTACAATCAATCAATGACTTATCTATATCAAACTACAAAATACTTTCATGGTAGAAGAAATAGATACGGTATGAACAATACACCTACTGATGACTATATTGAAGAAGACAGTTATTTCAGTATGCCAAATCCTATGAGACTTGGTGGTACTCCATTAGATAGTGCAATCTTACAAACTATTGATATTGTAAACAACTTTCAGAAAAAATATAGAGTACAAAAAATGACTACTATATTTCTAACTGACGGTGTTGGGCATTCTAGTGGTAATGTTACTAAGGTTGCAAATAATGAATATGAAAAAGATGAAGACATGAATAACTTTATGGCAGATCACCCAAATGGTAATATTGTAATACAAGACAATCAATACCAGTTTGGTTACAATAATAATATTAGAGGTTACCAATTTATGCGTTGCCACAAACCTATGTTCGATTATTTCAAACATAAGACTGGTAGTCAACTAATTGGTTTCTTTGTTACTAGTGGTAGAAATCTATCATACAACGAACTATCAAACTTTTCTAAAGACCCATATCAAAACTCTTATGAGGAAACTATGAAGGCTAGAAAAGAATTGAAAGAACATGGTGTTATAACAAAGAAGAATATTGGTTATGATGAACTCTATATCTTACCTAAGTCTAAATTACAGGTAAAAGATGAAGAGGCAGATATTACAACTGATATGAGTGCCGCTAAAATGAAGCAACAATTTCTTAAAAACTTTAAAACAAAGCGTGTTTCTAGGGTTTTACTCAACAAATTTATTGACAAGGTTGCGTAAGTCATTGAAATATAATGCTTTTAATTTTAAGAAAATGGTTGACAAATCACCAAAAGTATGATAGGATATAACAATAATTAAAAAGTGAGGACTTTATTATGACTAAATTGAATGAAACTAAAATTGAATTTATCGAACTTGCTCATAAAGAGTTTGGTTCTTTAGATATCACAACCCAACAAATCAAAGACCTTGAAAGAAATTTCAAAGTTGACGGTTCTTGGGTATCACATTGGAGATACAAAGACCAAGTGGCTAGAAAAGGTCGTGGTGTTTATACTTTACCAAATATTATAAACCCATCTAAAAATGTTAAACAAAAAGTTGAACCTGTTTCTCAACCTGTAACTAAAGGTAGAATATCTACCGCGGTTGCAATACAAGAAAATCTTGTACCTAACAAAGAAGAAACATTTGTTCCTTTTGGTAATTTTAGAGATATTAAGAATATCATTAAATCTAAAATTTTCTATCCAACTTTCATTACTGGTCTTTCTGGTAACGGTAAAACTTTAGGTGTAATCCAAAGTTGTGCTGAACTTAAAAGAGAATTAATTAGAGTTAATATAACAATCGAAACTGACGAGGACGATTTACTTGGTGGGTTTAGATTGCAAGACGGTCAAACTGTTTGGCATGATGGTCCAGTAGTTGACGCTATGAAGCGTGGTGCTGTTCTATTACTAGACGAAATAGATTTGGCGTCTAATAAGATTATGTGTTTACAACCAATACTAGAAGGTAACGGTGTCTTTCTAAAGAAGACTGGTACCTTTGTAGAACCTAAAGATGGGTTCAATGTCGTTGCCACTGCCAATACTAAAGGTAAAGGTTCTGATGACGGTAGATTTATTGGTACTAACATAATGAACGAGGCTTTCCTAGAAAGATTTCCTGTTACATTCGAACAAGAATATCCAAATGCAAAAACTGAAACAAAGATTTTAGATAATGTAATGGATCATTACGGTAAAAAAGATACTGACTTTACTGCCAATCTTGTTAAGTGGGCAGAGGTTATTCGTAAAACATTCTTTGATGGTGGGGTAGATGAAATTATCGCCACTAGAAGATTGGTTCATATTATCAATGCCTTTGCAATCTTTAACAACAAGTTAAAGGCTGTTGAAGTTTGTATCAATCGTTTTGATGATGATACTAAAAAGAGTTTCCTTGATTTGTACACTAAAGTTGACGCTGGTGTGTCGATTGAAGAATTAAATCAAGGATCTTCCAATGATGGTGAGGAGTTGGTTGATGACCAATAAATCCATTTTTCATAATGTAGACCTCAATAGAGTGGCAGGGAAACTTGCCACTCATAACTCAAAGGTGGTGATATAATGACATTAGAGGTTAAAGTTAGAAATAACAATATTGAAAAAGCAATTAGGCAACTAAAGAAAAAAGTTATGAAAGAAGGTATCTTAAAAGAGGTGAAGATGCGCCAGTACTATGAGAAACCTACTTTAAAAAGACAACGCAAGGCCAAAGAGGGTCTAAAGCGTATTAACAAATTAAAGAGACAGCAAGAGCGGTTTCTTTAATACAACCTTATATAAGGAGTATATTATGGCTAGAAAAAGAATAGCAAACTCAACTAAATTTCTAAATGCAATGCTAAGAGGCAATAGTGTTTCTTGGACAGATGCACAAAAGAAATTCAACTTAAAATCACCAAGAAGTGTGGTGAATAAGTTAAGAGAAGATGGACATTGTGTGTACATCAACAAAACAACAAAGGGTACCAGTTACAGAATTGGCAACCCATCTAAGGCACTAATCGCCGCAGGTTTTGCTGCCCTAGAAAACATGAACAATGCCGTTGGAGCATAAATAGTAACACAGGCAATTCGTAAGACCTGTTGTTAGTTGCCTCTCGTAAAGTGCAACATTATAAGTCTTTTTAGGGTTTAGACTTGAAAAAAACAAAACCCTACTTATATAATAATAGAGTTCGATAAAGCATATCGGGCCCGACTCGAACTCTATTATTATATAAATAATAGTGTATATGCCATGATGGGTATACATTTTAAACTTGCTAAACAGGAGTAATACTATGAATAGCACAAGAAATTTATCAATATGGGGTGATTTAAGACCTTTCTCAATAGGGTTTGATAATCTCTTCCATCACTTTGACTTACATTTAGATAGTAAGCAAACAACTTTTCCACCATATAATATCGTTAAAGGCAAAGACGAACTAAACTGGACTATTGAACTGGCACTTGCCGGGTACAATAAAAAAGATATAGATGTTCATTATGCTGATAACTCATTGACTATAAAATCTATCCACAAAGATGAAGATGATACTGAAACAATACATAGAGGTATTGCGAAAAGACATTTTACTAGATCGTTTACTGTGGCAGATGATGTTGAAGTGAAAGGTGCAGAAATGGTTGACGGCATGTTGAAAATTGCTTTAGAGAAAATCGTACCAGAAGGTAAGAAACCTAGAACAATTGATATTGCATAAATTTTTTGGGCGGGGTGTAAACCCCGCTTGACTTTTAAACTAACCTGTGATATAATTATGTTATGTATAAATTTAAAGAAAAAATTATTTTAGATGATGTGAAAAGGTATATTGACGATACCTATAATTCACATTATGCCAAAACTCAAAAACAAGCCACAGAAATTATCATCGACCAAGGATACGGTGAGGGTTTTTGTATGGGTAATATTTTAAAGTATGCTCAACGATATGGCAAGAAAGATGGCAAGAACAAAAAAGATTTGATGAAGGTAATACATTATGCCCTCATACAATTGTCCCAAGATCATTATTCAAATGATAAGTCTTTGATAGAAACATTAAACGAAGATTTACTACAACACGATATTGGTAAATGGGACGACAATGCACCACTTCAAAACCCTATGGCAGAGAAGTTAAACAACCCTAATGACTAGGAGATTATATAATGAAAATAAGTGATAATACCAAAGAGATACTTAAAAACTTTAGTGAGATCAATCCTAACTTGATGATCACACCAGGTAAAACTATTAAGACTATCTCTACAATGAAAAACATATTGGCAACGGCAGGTGTCGAAGAAGACTTTCCGCAAGATATTGCCATATATGACCTATCTGAATTTTTAGGCATGATGTCTTTATTCAGTAAACCAACATTTACTTTTGATGAAAAGTTTATGACAATCAATGAAGAAGGCACTTCTACAAAGTCCAAATATTTCTTCGCTGACGCTTCTATCTTAACTACCCCACAAAAAGATGTAAAAATGCCTGACACAGAGGTAGAGTTTACACTTACTGAGGCAGACCTAATTAAAGTTAAAAAGGCAGCCGCGATGTTACAATTACCAGACATATCTGTTAAATCAAATGATGGTGATATAATGATGTCCGCGATAGATAAGAAGAACGAAACAGCGAACACTTACGGTGTAAAAGTTGGCGTTTGTGATACAAACAAATCGTTTGACTTTCATTTTAAAACTGAACATCTTAAAATGTTACCTGGTGATTATAATGTTTATATCTCATCAAAACTTATTTCTAATTTCAGACACAAAAACAAAACCTTACAATATTGGGTTGCGTTAGAAAATACAAGTAAGTATGAGGGATAATTATGGACAACACATTATGGGTAGAAGCGTATAGACCTTCTACGATTGACGAGTGTATATTACCCGTTGAGATTAAAAAGACTTTTAAGTCTATACTCAATCAAGGTGATATACCAAATTTATTATTATCTGGTACTGCTGGTACAGGTAAAACTACTGTCGCTAAGGCACTATGTAATGAACTTGATTGTGATGTTATGGTCATCAATGGTTCTGACGAAGGTCGTTCAATTGATGTTGTAAGAAATCAAATCAAAAATTTTGCCAGTACTGTATCACTAAACGAAAGTGATAAACCAAAAGTTGTTATTGTTGACGAGGCAGATTATATGAATGCTGAGTCCGTGCAACCTGCATTAAGAAACTTTATCGAAACATTTAGTAATAATTGTAGATTTATATTTACATGTAATTACAAGAATAAAATTATACCTGCTATTCATTCTAGGTGTACTGTTATAAATTTTGTAATACAGAATAAAGATAAAGAACAACTAGCAGGTTTATTTCATAAAAGATTATGTACAATACTTGAACAAGAGAACATAGACTTTGACGCCAAGGTTGTTGCAGAATTAATCATCAAATATTATCCTGACTTTAGAAGAACAATAAACGAGTTACAAAGATATTCTGTATCTGGTAAAATAGATACTGGCATACTTGTAACAATATCTGAAGCAAACCTACAATCATTATCTAAGGCACTAAAGAATAGACACTTTGGTGATATGAGAAAGTGGGTCGTAGATAATATTGACCAAGATCCTGCAGGACTATTCAAAGATTTATATTCAAACTTTTATAATACTATGAAACCAGAAAGTATACCACCTATGGTTATACTATTGGCAGAATATCAATATAAAAATGCGTTTGTGGCTGACCCAGAGTTAAATATGGTGGCATGTTTAACAGAAATAATGGGTGAGTGTAAATTCAAATGAGTGAGTATAAATTAACAAACTACCTCACCGCAATCAACTGGTCGAAAGAAAAACTACTAGATAGTGGTGATAAAGATTGGGAAAAGAAATATCCACCATTCATTATCAACAAAGGTTTATCTTACTTTCCTGATACGGTGATGTATGCTAACGAAATGAATAGGTTACATCATGCCTCAAAACACATGCAATTTTCGTTTCTACTAAATACTATAAGAAATAAGAAACGATTTAGTAAGTGGTTAACAAAGAGTAAGATCAAAGATATTGATGTTATAAAACAATACTATGGTTACTCAAATAAGAAAGCAAGTGAGGCTCTCAACATTCTTACCAAATCACAGATTGATTATATAAAAGAGAGATTATATAAAGGTGGGAAAAAATGAGTGAAGTTATAGAATGGAAACCAGATCAAATGCTCGAGGTGAAAATCAAAGAGCCAGACGATTTCCTAAAAATTAGAGAGACACTAACACGAATAGGTGTTGCAAGTAGAAAAGAACGGAAGATATATCAATCTTGTCATATACTACATAAACAAGGTAGATATTTTATTGTCCACTTCAAAGAGTTATTTGCCTTAGATGGCAAGACAGCAAATATCTTTGCCAATGATATTGAAAGAAGAAATACTATTGGTAAGTTATTAAGTGATTGGGGACTTATAGAACTTGTTGGTGAAGTTACAACAACAGCGCCTCTATCACAAATAAAAGTTTTACCATTCAAAGAAAAACATGAATGGATATTAGAACCAAAATATAATATTGGTAAGAAACCAAGTGAGGAGAAAAATGAAAGTACAACTACTACAAGCACTTAGGCAACATGCAGAAGGGCAGATTGCCAAACACAAAGCCAATGTAGATGTTTACCTAAACAACACAACTGGTATAGGCGAACATTCAGACATTGTTGAAACTATTGAAAAAGAATTAAACCATATTGGTAAATACAAAGAACAATTAGATGTATTAAAAGAATATTTTGACGCTTGACTTTTTACGAAAACCTGATATAATTATATAATGCAATTTTACACGAATGTTACGCCACATGGCGATTTTCTACACATACGAGGTTTTGAAAATGGTGAAAGATTTTCTGAAAGAATAAAATACCAACCTCGTCTATATTTTCCATTCAAAGGTCAATGTACCCATAACTCTTTAGATGGCAAAGGTCTTATGCCTAAATCTTATAATACAATAAGAGAGGCAAGAAGTGCCATTAAAAGATATGAAGAACATAAAAACTTTGTTTATGGCACAGATAGATTTCAATATCAATTTATTTCAGACAAATATCCTGGCATAGTAGAATACGATAAAGATAAACTTCGTATTTACACTATTGATATTGAGGTTGAAAGTGAACATGGTTTTCCTAGTGTAGAAGACCATGCAGAAAAAATGATTTGTATAACAATCAAAGACCAAGTTAAAAAACAAATATTGGTTTGGGGTTTAGCAGATTATAAACCTAAACAAGACAATGTGCATTATATAAAATGTATTGATGAAAAAGATTTACTTATTAAGTTTATTAAATTCTGGAAAGAATATACACCTGACATCATTACAGGTTGGAATAGTAAATACTTTGACATACCATATCTTGTAAGACGAATTGATAAGATACTTGGCGAAACTGTAAAGAATAAAATGTCGCCTTGGGGTCAAGTCATGGAAGATAGTACCTACTATATGGGTAAGACACAAACTTATTTTAGATTACATGGTATTGCACAATTAGATTACCTACAACTCTATCAAAAATTTACAATCAAAAACCAAGAGAGTTATAAACTAGACCATATTGGTTTTGTAGAACTTGGTGAAACAAAAGACGATAACCCATATGATACTTTCAAAGAATGGTATCAACAAGACATACAATCATTCATAGATTATAATATACAAGATGTTGAATTAGTTGATAGACTAGAAGATAGATTACAACTGATAGAACTTGCAATCACTATGGCATACAATGCCAAAGTAAATTATGAAGATGTATTCTCACAGGTTCGTATGTGGGACACTATCATTTACAACGAACTATTAAAAACAAATACGATTGTGCCAATGCGTGATATGAACCCACAATCGAAAGAACTTGTTGGTGCATATGTAAAAGAACCTACTACTGGTTTCCATGATTGGGTAGTATCGTTTGATTTGAACTCACTATATCCACATTTGATTATGCAGTATAATATCTCACCAGAAACAATACTAGATGACCGTAAAGATGTTTTGATAGATGAACTACTAGACAAAAAGATTGATATGTCTGATGGTAATTGTATGGCTGCAAATGGCACAATGTATAAGACAGGTAAACTTGGTATGTTACCTAGAATTATTAAAAGAGAATATGACGACCGTGTTATCTACAAAAAGAAAATGTTAGAGGCAGAACAAATGTATGCCAACACAAAAGATAAAAAGTATGAAAAACTGGCAAGAAAATTTTATCTAATACAACATTCTAAAAAGATTTCTTTGAATAGTGCCTATGGTGCGATTGGTAACAAATATTTTAGATACTATGACCACAGACAGGCAGAAGCAATCACTACATCTGGTCAATTGAATATCAGATGGATAGATAAAAAAGTCAACGAGTATTTTAACAAGTTATATAAAACAGATAACAAAGATTATGTTATTGCCTCTGATACAGATAGTATCTATGTTAATATGGCACCACTTGTAAAGTTAACTGGTGCAACTGATAAAACAAAAATTGTAAAAGCATTAGATCAATTCTGTACAGAAAAGTTTGAACCATATATTGAAAAGTGTTATAACGAACTTGGTAGTTACATGAATGTTTATGAAAACAAAATGGTAATGAAAAGAGAAGTTATCGCTGACAAAGGTATCTGGACGGCAAAGAAAAGATATATTCTTAATGTTCATAATTCTGAAGGTGTACAATACCCAGAACCTAAATTAAAAATCATGGGTATCGAGGCAGTAAAAACTTCTACCCCTTTACCTTGTAGAGATAAACTTAAAGAGGCATTCAAAGTTATCATGGGTGGTGATCAACAAGAAATGAAACAATTTATTATTGACTTTAGGCGTGAGTTTGAATTGTTACCACCTGAACAGATTGCTTTTCCTCGTAGTGTAAATGGTGTGAAGAAATATGGTGATAGAACATCTATATACAAGAAAGGTACACCAATGCATGTTAAAGGTGCATTGATGTATAATCACCTACTTAAAATTAAAAAGATTGGTCATAAGTTTCAACCTATCTATGAGGGCGACAAAGGTAAATATATTCACCTAAGAAAAAATCTATGGAATGCAAACTGTATTACCTTTATATCTAAATTACCTAAAGAGTTTGATATGCATGGGTATATTGATTATGAAACACAATTCACTAAATCATTTATGGAACCATTACGATTTATTCTAGGTGCAATCAACTGGCATATAGACGCCTCTGATAGTAACACAATAGAAGATTTTTTCGCATGATAAAATTAATAGATAAAGTCATGGCAGGTCAATATACTAGCACTAGACACTATTCTGCTTTACTACCAAGATTAACAAAATACTATTGTGGTTATTTTGTTAATAGTGATTTAAAAGGTGTGATTACTTTTGGTTGGGGTGTAAGACCAAAACATACTATACAGAAATTATTTCCAATGTTAGACACAAAAGATTATTATGAGATTGGTAAAATGTGTATGGACGAAAGCATGAAAAGAAATTCAGAAACACAAATGATGTCAGCGGCAGTGAGTTGGTTAAGAAAGAAAGAACCTGATTTAAAATATATATTTACCTGGGCAGATGGTCTTGTTGGTAAACCCGGTTATGTGTATCAAGCATTTAATTTTTTATATGGGGGTTTTATATGGACAGATACTTATGTTACAGATAAAGGTGAAAAGGTACACCCTAGAACAATGCAAGGTAGAATACCAAACACTAAAAATAGAAAGTACGGTATGAGACCAAATCCTGAACAACTAAAAGAATTAAAATTAAGTAGAGTAAAAGGTAAACAGTTTAGATATATTCTACCCATGACAAAGAAGATGAGAAAATATTTAAAACATAGTACAATAGAATGGAACAAACAATATCCTAAAGACAAAGATTTAGAATGGAAAATAAAAAAACCTGGCGAAACAAAATATACTAACACTACTAAAATGCCATTTACATTAACAAAAGAAACAGAATACAATTACAGTAATGTTGCAAGATATCAAACACAAAATTTAGAGGACTTTTTTGCATGATATTAAATCAACAAGACGCTGAATGGGCGATGTTATATTTTACAAACTACTTTGCTCAGTTTGAAAGAATAGACCAATATATCAAAGAACAAAAACTAGAACAAGTAAAAGACTTTCCGTTTCAATTACCTGGTATGGCAGATGAAGATGATTTCTTTAATGACTTTGGCATATTGCCAGAGAATATGAATTTTGATATACAAGAAATGGACAACGATACATTTACCAGAATATTAAATAAAGTTACAAGTCATACAGCGATGGCAAGTATACCTGGTAAAGCAATACGAATAATTGTAAAAGAAACAAACACAAATAAGATTGTAGGGTTTATTCGTTTTGGTAGTCCTATGATGAATAGTAAACCTAGAAACGAAGTATTAGGTAGACCATTGAAAACGCAAGACAAGGTAGAAATGAAAAGATTTAATCATGCCGCAATCATGGGTTTCACTATTGTGCCTACACAACCATTTGGTTACAACTATCTTGGTGGTAAATTACTTGCCGCGATATGTTGTAGTCATAGAATAAAGAAACTGATAGATGATAAGTATAACACAAATATATGTTTGTTTGAAACAACAAGTTTATATGGTAGTAGTAAATCATCAAGTCAATATGATGGTATGAAACCATACTTACGATTTAAAGGTGTAACTGAAAGTAATTTTATACCTATGTTACATGGTGAAAGTTTTACAAAGATAAACGATTGGTTTAAAGA